TTAAATATTTGAAAACTTAAAAAAAAATTATCTTGGTCTTTGATTTTTATTGACCTAGAATTCATATTGTAGCCACATTGGGCATCAACACTGTTTATTGATGATATAAAAATACGATCTTTAGGGGTCGGCAAAATTTTTATTTCTTTATGTAACATTAGCTATCGGATTTTACAAAAACATTATATGTGCCAAATACTTCTAAATTTCTAAATGATGTTTCGGTTACAAAATAACCACCAGATGTCTCGTCTGATTTTTTAACACGTTTTTCTTTTCTAATTCCGTTTGGATAAACCACGCTTATTAAATATACCTCTTCATTACCATTTAGTTCTCCATTTATTGTAAAATTTAAATCAAAAGTTCCAATGTGATTTTGAGTTTGTGTAAAGCTGAAGCTATTTGGTTCGGTTAATTCTTTTATTGTATGATCTGGAATACCTATGTTAAATGGAGTAGTTTCAGATAAGTTGAAATTTTCATCATTTCCTTCAATAAAATTAAATTTACCACTATTATATTCTGTTGCCATTACAGAGTATATATCTTGTTCATCATCTGGCACTATTTTAATTACCCTAAAAGTTTGAGATTCATTGTTAGTTAAATTAATGTTTGCAAAAGACCCAGTTCTAATTAGCGACATAGATTGACCAGATACATTTGTAAAATTTAATTTAATTCCATTATCTCCCTCAGCCACAGCTGAAGATATTTGAAGCTTATCAACTTGTTGAGCATCCATTCCACTTAGACGTTCGTTTGTAATTAGACCACCTTTTCTGATTTCATCATACATTTCAGCTTTACCAGTTTGTCCGCTTGGTGCATAAACAAAAGCTTCGTTATCTATACTGTTGATATCTATTGTATTTTCTATAACTATTGAGGGGTCACCAGGATTAACTTGTAAAACTCTTGCTCCATCAATTTTAAATTGTTTAAGTTCATCTGAAATTTCTATAATATCACCAACATTAACCATTAAAGCTTCTAATCCAGCTTTAAAATTTACTATTTCTCTCTCAAGTTTATTAGAGTACAATACGTATTTAGCCAGCCTTCTCGCTTGACCTCTGCTTGTAGTTCCCCTACCATTAAGTTCTCTAACTAATTTACCGTCTTTTCTAATGCCGTCCTCATCTTCCACAACTTCAGTTTTTATTTTAAAATCATCGTTTTTGTCTTGGAACTGAACAGATACACAATTAAAATTAGAGGATTTACTTACATCTTGATAAGTAAAATGACCGTCAAAAACATTTCCATTGTTAAAGAATGCTGCTGGTTTAGCGGGTCTATCTGAATAAAAATCCAAAACACCATTAGCCCAAAAAGCGTTACCATTAAATATTGCGGTTATTTGATTAATGATTTCAAAAGCAGCATCTGCTTTATTTATTAATATATTAGCAGAATACCTTGGTTCTAAACCACCAATACCATCCGGTATACCTACAAAATAACCATCATTATTTACTGCATCACAATATCTAGCGATCTTATAAAGATTAAATATATTAACGTCTTCTGTGTCGTCTAAAAAATTACCTATACCATATCTATTACTAGTTAATAAATCATATAATATCCAAGCTGGATTATCTGTCCATTCAAATTTGAAAGATCCATCCCAATCTCCATCGTAAATTTTAGCATCGCCTTGATAAGAATCAGCATTTTTTATAAACCTTTTGTCTGTTCCATCTATCCTTAGTGGAAAATAATTACTTGGTATTAAAACTTTTTTTAATTTTGTATTGAATGTTCTTATTGGTATGTCCATAAAATTTCTTGCGTCTAGTTCTGTTTGAACTAAAGCTGAAAATGGATAAGTAAATTTGCAATCTACTTTTTCAATAATTGAATAACAGGAAACTTGTCTTTCTATTCTTGTAGATAATGTTTCATAGTCTAATTTTCTAACTTTAACATATCTTTTAAATTTTGCTTTTAAGTTTTCTATACTTTCATTACTCGTCTCAAGTAATTCATCATAAGTTGGCAAGATTATATCTTTAGTTTGAACAGTATAAACGTTTTTTGTTATACCTTCATAAGTGATATCAGTCCTTTGAGGTGGCAAAACACTATTATCTACACCTTGAAATCCAACTTCAACTTCTAAATGCAAAGACGCCTTATCTCTACCTACACGGGGGCTATCTGGATCATCTTCAAATATGTGTTCGGAACTTAAAGCAGATATTTGAAAAACAACTGAGATTGAATCAACTTCTGATCTAGTTATTTGATGAACTGCAGCCACTTCATCGGCAGCTGTGAAAGGTTTTTCATTCCAATTATTAAAATCAATATTTCTATCAAATTCTATATCAGCACTAGATAAAGATGGTATGCTCAAAAATCCTGTTGAAAATTTTGGGCTAGTTTGATCAAGATATGGTGAAGCATCAAAAATATCAAATGCTGATCTTCTTAAAGAACCACCAGGGCCCATATTTGCTAATCCTGTGTTTATTTTTAAAGTTGCATTGTAATTTGAGATATCAGAATTCAATGAATGTGATTCATATGCGTAAGGCCCTAAAAGATCAATGCCTATGGGCACTTCTGTTCTTGACATAGTTACCAATGGTGATTGAACTTCTTGTCCATCTCTTGATGCTACGTAAACATTTGGAAAATTAAAACTAGTAGGCTCTTTTTCTTCTAATCTAATTTGTATTGGATAGCCATGACCAGTTGGTCTTATATTACCACCAAGTCCAGCGTCATATAAATTAACAGTTGTTATTATATTTGGATTTGCTATATGAGAATAACATATGCCTCCATTCTCCATTCCAGAAAACACATCATAGTTATATTGAACACCACTTTGATATTTTAATTGTTTAACTTCATGATCATCATTAGGAAAAATCATAACCCTACTTAAACTTTCTAATCTATGCGTGTCATTAACACCAGATAGCGCAGTTCCTTCTTCTCCAAGATAAACTGGATACAGAATAGCTCCCTTCAATCTTGTTGGTCTATTTTCTTCTAAACCAACTACATGATTGTGCGCTGAACTCGTGCCAGTTATGTTATATAGTTTGCTGGTTCTATCATTTCTATCCTCACCTTCTAAATCAACTTCTAAAGCAATTGATTCTCTAATGCTTCTTTCAATACCACTAAATCCATCAACATCTGAAAGCACATATTTTAATGTTTCTCCACCTAGGGAAACAGCATCACCACTACCAAATGAAAAACTTAAATTATAATTTGGTTTTATTTTAGAATCTTCATCACCATTTGTTGCGAAAGTGTGTGAATCTGCTGGAAATATTAAGTAACCAGTATTATTACCCTTGAATCCCGGTAATGTATCTATGACATCTGATCTGGTGATTGTTAAGTTCTTCATAAAGAATCCATCATTTGGTCTCATACAACCATTTCCACCAAAAGTCCAATTAGTTAAATTTTCTGAGTCGTTGTTAAAATCAGCCATTCGCATGACATAAACTCCATTGTTTGAACTCATCCCACCAGAGACATCCGCATCTTGATTTGTGAAATCAAAATCTACCCATTGATCCATAGTGCTTCTAGCATCAAGAATTTTTCGTCCAGTATCATCTATTGATTGAAAAAGTAATCCACTAACTTTTCCTCCAGCGGGTATATAGTAACTACCAGTAAATCTTACTTTTTCTCCACTTGTAAAACTCAAAAGAGGCATTTCTTTAGTAAAACTTTGTTCTAAATAACCTGCATTATGACGTTGTCCAGTAAACACATTGCCTCCAAGAAGCAGATTCCAAATACCTTCCCTATTTTCGTTTCCCAAAAATATATAAGTCCCAAAGTTTACCGAATTTGAATCCAGGTCAAGTTGATGAAATTCTTTACCATCAGATTGTCTAATATAAGGTTCCAAACCTCTAAATTCTAATACACTTCTGTTAGTCTGTCCTCCCAAAGTTAAACTTTCGTGCATGAAACCAGTGCACTCTACACCAAATGCTCTGTAAGCATGTTCGTGAGACTGTTTGAATATGTTACCTTTTATCTCTTTTTGGTTTGGAAGTTCTGCAAGTAAATTATATATTCCAGAAATATGAGGTTCTATCAAGCCATCGGGTTCTTGACTTCCTGGATGAAAATTAAAATGTCTAGTTATGTATGGTGGATCACCTTCAACCAAAGGCGGCATGTTCCCATTTTGACCTCTATGGCGACCAGCAAAAGCCCCTGTTGTTTGTCCGAATTCTTGAGCATGAAAAGAAGTATAAAAATCAGATATTACAGGAAATGCGTATCCAGTTCGAAATTTTTCTATATCTTCGTTCGGGGCAATATCAAAAAAACCCTGTAAAACATTATAAAAAGCTCTTGTTATGAATGAACTTTGTACTTTTCCATTTAAAGGATCTAATCCTCCACCTGCAATCGCAGAACCTTGGTATTTCAGAGGCCTATCGTTTGTATAAGAATTAGTTGATGGAATGAAAAAATCACTACGTGAAGATATTTGATCTTGTCCATAAAAACTTAGTTGTCCGTATGGAGATTGTCTATATCCTTGATTATAATAATCAGTAGGATTATTTTTAAACTCATTAGCGTTAGATTTTCGCTTAGGGAAACTCGAAGTAATATTTCCATTACTGTCTATGCCTGGATTATAGGCAAATTGAATTGAACGTTTTCGAGCTTCTTCCCCAAGAGCGTATCCAAGATTATCTTTTCTCTGAACATCTAATGTATACTGAGTAGCAGGAAATATCATTTCTGCTGGCGCCATCACATTGATTCCATCAGTATATGTGTTGGTTTCATCAAAACCGTGTTTTCTTCCAGTAAACCCTATCCCAGTAGACAAGTAAGCTCTAAAATCCATTAGATATCTTTTTACGCCTGTCGTATAATCTAATTGACAACCCTTACAGTGATCTAACTTTAAGTCTTTATGCCTTACCCTTTTTTCGGTTTTGGCGACTATTGGTATATCATTAATATATGTAGCGCCTAATACGTTTGTTTCCTTACCATCTTGATCAAAAAATCCTTTTATTGGGCCATCAGATAGTAATTCTATAGATTCTAATTTAGCTGTTCCAAGAAGTAAGTCAGCTCCAAATGGTGGACTTAATTGACTAAATGTTTCTGCAACTCTATCAGCATTAGCTTGAATTCTATTAGCTCTTGCTTCTGCCGCTGCTCGTTGTTCATCTTTTGATCGGCCGCCATGACCACCGTGACCTAGCACAGAATATTTTTGTATTCTTTTTAACTTATTTTTTATGTAGTCTTTCATCAGTATCCCCTTATATAATTAGATATTGAAGATCCAAATGCATTTTGTATTTTTACTAATGCGTTTGTTACATTATTTTCATAAGCTACATTCTGTCTGTCTGATGTTAAATCATAATTAGAGAGTGTTGTTGCAACAACATAACTACCCACTCTCAATCTTCCGTATCCTATTGGAACGGGTCTACCCTGTGTTGATACATTTTGCGGGCTACTAAATAAATATGATGAATTTTTTATACCAGCACGAATTGAATTTTCTATAGTTTCTGGTTCATCTTCTGGTATAGGAGTATTTAAATATTGTATTCCAGCAATAACCAAACCCATACCAACTGCAAACAAAAATCCACCAAGTAGTGTACCAACACCTATTACATAACCACCAACTGCTAAACCGGCACCAAGTACAATAGTAAGAGTGATTGGGTCTTTTCCTATAATACTTGGGGCAATTTCTACTGTTTTAATATTTTTTGTATTGTTCATACTAAAAGCAGTTTCTGTTTCACCATTAACTATAATTTCATAACTTAAACCCTCTCTAGTTTTATTTACGATATATTTTCTAAATCCAGGGAACATAGTATCCATGGCATAGATGACATCTGTGGGTTTATTTATGTTATGAAATTCGAATTCTTTTCCATAAATTTTTGCTATTTTCCCATGTAAAATAATTTTTGTTTTCATTAATAAGTTCCTCCTCTATCTGTTCCTTGAGGAGCTTCTAAACTAGCAAATGATCTAGAAACTACATCGCTACCTAGTCGACTTTCATTAGTTGATAAATCAACTGGCTCAACAATTGATTGTATTATTTTAGTTCCAATTCTCAACGCTCCATAACCTAAGGGCACAGGTGTATATTGAGCCGTAACATTTTCTCTACTTGCAAACATGTAAGATGCTGGCGCTAGTCTCGCTTTCGCTGCAATTGGCTCCTCCTCTGGTATGGGTGTCATCAGATATTGTATCCCCGCTATGACAACTTGAATTAATACTTGAACAACAAACTGAACAACAAAATCAACTTGACCTTTAATAACGGGAACTACATCTATTCTTTTGATTTTTCTTTTTTGCACAGCTTCATTTAAAGAAGTTAATGGCTCTTCATCTACCACCAGTTCGTAGTGTTCATTTTTTTGTGCACTAGATATAAAATACTGCATGAAACCCTCTCTGTTTGCATCTACCGCTTTGATACAATCAGTTGCTTTGTTTATGTTCATAAATTTGTAAAACTTTCCAAACTTATGACCAGCTATTCCATGTATGTGTATTTCGGTCATTTTAGTTTTTCTTTTATTTTTTCTACAATGGTTTTATCTACTTCAGAATATTCTGGTTCATGAACGTGAAACAAATTTTGTTCTAATGAATAAATAATAAAAGGATAACAAATTAAATCAGCAGTTTTAATATCAAAGTTAGATGGCTCACAACCACCTCTACAATGTGAATGATAAACTGCAACTATATTGTTACTTCTTTTGACAAACAAAAATTCTTTTGCGGGAATGTAAAACTCATCTTCTGGTATTTCAGAATAATTTTTCATAGGTAACACACTTAACTCACCGTCTTTTTCAATAACAAAACCACAAACCTCTTTGTTTGGTGATTTTTCTGATTCTAATTCTATTTGTCTTTTTATCATTTTAATAACTATAAGTTTCTGTTCCAGGAAATCCTCCGTAAGGTAAATTTTTATTTGTGTTTATTCCACCCCAATCATCATTAGCAAATCTTAATTTACATCCAAAAAGTTTTTTGGAACATGCATCTTTTACCCACAAATCTGTTCTTTTATTAGGTGGTTCATCTACTGTTGTTGTGTGGCCAGATTTACAAACATAGTAAACGGGGTGTTGTTGATAATAATTAGCGGTTAAACCTTGTCCAGAAAGTGCCCGATTACTGTAAGTAAATACGTAATCTCCTGTTGTGTAGGTTCTGTTTTGGCCTCCATCAGTTTGATTTCCGCTCCAAAGCCCTTTGGGTGTTAGAAGATCATCAACACTAGATTCTATTCGTTTTGAGTGATTAGTTGTCGGTCCACCATTTAAAATGTCTGTGTTAAAACCATAACTTGTTCCAGCTCCAGTTACAAATAGTTGATCATTCACCGTAGCTACAACTCTATCGTGACTATCTTGCGAACTATTATAACCATATCTGCATCCATAACCTCTATATATAAATGGACAATACCTTGATGATATTTTTCTTGATGGAATTTCTACATTCTCTAATTCTAAACTAGATACTAATTCAAATTCTACGGCTAACTTATTTTCGCTAGTTTTTCTTGAAATAAAATATTTATCATCTGGCATTTTAGCATTTGGATTTGCCGTGCCAAAAGGGTTTGATCCACCAGGAAAATTAGCGTCATCTAAAAATTTAGCAAAAGTTCTTTTTCTGACTACTTTTGCGCCATTTAAATTATTATATTTTCTTAATAAAGAAGAGACATAAAGTCCCGCATTTGATACTCTTATCTTTGGTCTAGGCAATCTTTGGTCGCCCAAGATTTCAAAACCTTCTGATTCTACAGGAATTGGCAAATACTCTTGTCCATTAAATATAATTTTGCCAGCAACACCATTAGTTCCACCATGAAAGTTAATTTGTGCTTGACTATCGTTCTGATAATCGTAATATAAGGTATATAATTCAATTAAAGCCGTTGGCTCCACATCAAATATAGCTCTAGCGAAATCTTGATTTATGCCTTTTCCCATGTACTATATTACACCGAAAAATGAAAAAATACAAACAATTAAAAACTACTTCAGTCAGACCCTATGAATCTAAAGATTTTAGGGAAGTTTTTGTGATATTTCTTAAATTTCAAAAAGAAGCCAAGATAGGGACTTATCATAATATATGCAAAGGTCATGGGGATACTTTTGTAGTAGCTTATTTAATAGAAGAATTAAAGACTTTATTAAAAAA